ACAGCAATGTACCAACAGACATCACCAAGTTCTTTAGTAATCTCTGCACGTTTAGCAGGGTTATCCCCATCACGTATCAGCTTCTTTGCCTTGTTAGCAATCTCACCTGCCTCACCCGCCAGTCCTAACGTCAAGTACGCTAGGGCTGTTTCTTTTGGGAAGATAGCTGTCTCACAAGCCTTCTGTTGATACAATGCTGCTGTAATGCCACTCATTTGTTTCTCCTTCATCCACTGTTTAGCTTCTGCCTCTAAATCCATTGCGTTTCTCTTCTTTTAAATCATATGCCATAGGCTTTCCAAAGTACGCATCGTTCCAACCACGTTGCCACTCTTTTGCAGGGGTTGTGTTTGGCTTCAGCTTATTAGCTACTACAAACCAGTAGCCGTTTTTACTTTGCTCTACATTAGAGAATGACTTGTAACCGTTTTCGTAATGGTCGTGCAAACTAAACTGATTGTTCTGTTTCATCTTGCTTCTCCTTAAATGCTTTGATTACATCTGATGAAAACAGCTTCTGCAAGTTTAATAGGTACATGCGTGAAGCATTGTTATCACCCCCTGATACTGACTTCTTGTAGTCAAGATTATTTATGATGCGCTTTAAACTCTTTGTATCAAACACAATGGTTGCAAAGATGTCCTCGCCAATACACAGATTATGAAACCAATAATCTGATTCAGTGGCTGCTATGCCACTTGGCTTACCATATGATTCGTACTCAATGCAGATGTTTCCAGTACGCTGCCATATATCACGCTCACTTTTAACCTCAATCTTTTTATCCTGAAGCATGTCAGCTACAACTTGTTCACGTACCTGACCATACTCCAAGTCAATGTCAAACTTCTTACGATTCTCTAAACTAGGCTGTAGCTGCTGCATCTTCTGCTTCCTCATCTTGTGATTGGACAGAACTAATAAGCATCTTTGTGAAGGCATCTTGTGCCGCACGTAACTGGTCAATACCAAACTGTGCTTGAGCAACCTTCGTATTCAAATCACGAATCTGATTCACTAGATACTGTTCATTGTTTTCTAGTTCATCATAGTCGTACTCTTTACCATCAATAGTAATCATTTGTTTTTCGTCATTCATTTTCATTCTCCTTTTCTTTCTGTTTTAATTTCTGCCACTCCTCATAGCTAGGGTGGCTACGTGGGGGATTGAACTGTATCCAACCATCCCCACGCTTCCATGCTAACTTACCACTATGCTGCTTCGATGTCAACTATTTCACATACACCTGCAGTGCAGGCTAACTCACGCCCACCTGAAGTTGTATCCTCTTTCTCAAACTCTTGCAACAGTGACCAGTCTACATTCTTTGGCATCTTTGTCAACAACTCTTTGTACTGTTCAGCATCAATATCCTGATAAGGTGCTTGCTTGTATGTGTGGTCATCATGTGGCAAGAAGCTAATGCCAGATACTTCATCAAAGTTCTTGTAGACCCAAGTGCCTACCTCAAACCACTCATGCTCCTTAACAGAAATAGTGACTGAAGGTTTGTGTTCACACCAATGACGCTGATAGGTAAGCCACAGTTCAAGCTGCTCTACGGCTGTCATATCTGTGCGTGTCACTGCACCCTTTGGTGACTTCATTGGGAAGCTAAACACGGTAGTGCTATCTGGCTTCATTACATCTGGCTCACTAGGAATGCCTTGTGATATAAGGAACTGTGTGAGTGGGTCTTTGTTATCACCACGAACAGTGCGAATGTAATATGGATTGTGTCTAGCATGAATGCCACTGGCTGCATCAGTAAGCTGTGATACTGTACCACTAGGCTTAACACAGGTGACAGCGGTAGACTGTGGAATGCCAATCTGTTTAGCCATAGCTTTGTTGGCTTCAACAGCAGTAGCACGTAACAACTCAAGTGCAGTCTCTAGCTTACCACCAGTGGTAGATGTTAGTTTATTATCCATAATACCTGTCAGTGAGACACCAAGCAAACGCTCATCTTCTGTGTTAGTCTTCCAAATCTTGCGTAGATATTTAAAGTCTGTCAGTGTTGCTTGAAATGTTCCAAGGATTGTAGCAAGGCGAACCTTTTCACGTAGTGTTTCTACTGTATCTGATTCACGCACGACTACCTCTGACAAGTTACAAAACTGATAAGGACGTAGAATAATCTCTGAACAAGGATTGCAACCAAACTCATGGTTAGTATCCCGCCTACCATTCTTTGCTGCTTGTTCCTTTGAACTAGCACGGTTAAAGATACCACGCTCACCTGACTTACTTTCGTATAAGGCAAGCCACTCACGCATGAATGTACCCATATGTGGTTTCGCGTGATACGCTACAGAGTTATTAGCAAGCCCACGTTGTGCTTCCATTTCCCACCACTTGCCTGCTTTAGCATGACGCATCTGGTCATCACTAAGATTAGACAAACTGATAAGTGCGCTACGGCGTACACCGCCTACGACCACAACCTCACCAATCTTACACATGATGTCATGACATTCGATTGGGTATAGCCTACGTCCAGCAGCACCCTTGAACTTCTGAATACAAAACTCAAATAGTTCAATGAGTGGCTGTGGACCTGATGCACGACCACCAAAAGTCTTTAGCCGTGCGCCAGCAGGACGTACTTCGCTGACATCGAACTTGGGAACTTGTCCTGTATACAACATAGCAATCAATTCCTTCAGTGACTTTGCCCATCCGGGGCGACTATCACCTACCTTAATTATTGTGTCTGTATCATGGAAGTCTTCATTTACTTGCGGTAGCTTATCCACATTATTGCGCTCTACAGAGAAGCCTACACCTGTACCACACATAAGTATATACATAGTCTCATCGAAGGCACGTGGGCTATCAACAGGAACATAAGAACAGTTGTACCCACCTACATGGCAGCGGTCTAGTGCTGGTCCAGCAGTCATTAACGCCCTCATAGAAGGCATGACAGCTTGTGTAAGCACAGCCTCTTCCAATTCACCGCGTAATGAATCCGATAGTTTATAGTCATGCTTATCTGCTAGATGTTTAGTTATATAATCAAAGTATCTAGCTACAGTTTCGCTCCATGTTTCTCTTCTTTGTTCGTCTTCTTTCCATCGTGCATAACGTGAAAGTGCTATAAAGTTTTGGTAGTCTGTTGGTAATTGATTGCTTATCATATTGTTCACTCCGTTATTGTTCTAATGTTTCTGATAACAGCACCCTCTACATCGTAGAAATATTCATTAATGCCATCTTCTAATTCCTCACCGACTCTACCATCGGCAGGCACTGGGTATTCTTCTTCGTCTATGTCAAGCGTAATGAACATCTTAACTCTTATCATTAGCCATTACCTCTTCAATCAACTTATCTAAATACCACTGCGCTTTCTTTAAGTCCTCAAGTGGTTTGTCTTTGTAATCAAAACGCCAAAGGTATTTCATAATGTTACCTTGTAGGTAGTACTTGAACCCATCACCAGTCGCAGCGGCAATTGCTTGAATACATTCAATGCCTGTCTGATTATAATGAGGTGGGCTATTGACCATATCAACAGCATTTTCTGCAGGCCACATCTGTTTTGAGTCTGATTGTGACATAGCTTGTTTCATAAATGTTTCGTGTCTCATGCCCTTCCTTTCGTCCTTGTTCCAAAGTTTAACCGTACAACATTACCATCTTCTTGAGTAGTTACAACAGGTTCTTCCGTAATGGATTCAAGTATATTGTCAATCTCTTCCATTACATATGTATGTACAAAGTTACGCATGTCGTCATTAATTTCCATTAACGGTACTGTAGCACACATCATCTTGGTGAAGTGCATTAACTGACTGTAGCTTTCATCATCTAGATTGTTGTCTGCACTTGTGATAATAGCAACATCAACCTCTCCTGTCCACTCACTATCTATTACAGTTGGCCTTACGCGAACTACGAAATCATCTTCCCTTAACTCCAAGAAACTATCGTCCATTTGCTATCTCCTTTTCACTTTGTTACCACTGAACTTAATAAACTTTGGATGTTTATTCCTGCCCTTTTCTCTAAGCCAGTCTTCAGGAATGATGCGGTCATAATACCTAAAGCCATATCGTATACACCATTCACTATACGATGACTTTGCTCCCTTACGAAGTTTACGCCTACTGTTTTCAAATACAAACCGTATGTCAAGATTTGGATGTTGCTTCTTGATAGCAAGATGCTTACGTCTATCTGCTGCCGTGAACATACCTTTTGTTTCTATTATGATACCATTAGACAGCACGAAGTCTGGTGTGTAGGTTCTGTACGCTAGGTCTTCCCACTCAATCTTAACCTCTTCATATAAGAAGTCTTCTTTTAGTTCTTTGAGATAGTCAGATACCTTGAGTTCCAGACCGCTACGATAGCCATACTTTCGTGCCGCCCTAAATTGTTTTGCGTTAGGCATCTACTTGTACTTTTCATCCATTGAAATGTACGATACCATCTTGGGTTCTTTAGCTTGTGACATCACGGCAGGATGTTCTTTAAGCGTAGGCCAACATGAAAAGCGATAAGCACAGAAGATGCAGTTCTCATTCAAGACTGTGTTACCTGTAGGCTTGCCTCTAAATGTTTCAGGAACAGGCTCAAAGCAACGCTCAAACTTATTGTCTGTAACCTTCTGTACAGTATCTTTGATATGGGACATCTCTGTATCAATGTCAAGACCTGTAGCTGGTACATATTTAAATTGACCATTGGCTTTGTTGACTACCCACCAGCCACCAGCACGTTTGCCTGATGCTTTAGCATAACCAGCAAGCTGTGCAACATAACCAAAGGAATCATGTGCCGCTAATTTATCATATGATTCAAACTTGTTTTGATATGACCAATTAGAGGCTGACTTAACATCATCAACAGCACCGTCAATAACAATATCATATGTACCATTGATGGATGTATCGTCATCAATCTCAAGCGTAACCTGTTCAGCATCTTCATATTGTACTCCTGCCTCTGTTAATAGACCTTTGAAAACAGCTTCAACAATGTCTCCAAGCATCATGTTCATTACGAATGTGGTTGGTAAGGGCAATGCTTTCTCTGGTTCATTCTTATCAAACCAAAGCTGACAGCTTGGCCTTCCTATGTTAGACATACGAAGACGAAACTCACCACGCTGATTGCCCCCACCAAACTGGCGTTGTACTGCATCCATTACATCTTGACCAATCTGCTTAATAGTTTTGTCCGACATTGTGGACTTACCATTAGCAGCGTTCTCCATGTATTGATGCAACGCCAGTTCAGCAGGATGGTTCATTATGCTACTTCCACTTCTTCCTCATCAAAGTCAATGACACCATCAACGATAGCCTCATCATCCTCATCGTCATAAGCATTAGCTTTATCTGACCATGCTTTGATTATGTACTCGTTGTAGTTCTGTACCCACTGCATAAAGTCAGCAAACATGTTTTGTTCTGTGTCTGTTAGTTCCAAAGTTTTTGACACATCAAGTGACACTACGGGCAAATAGAACACTGCTCCCGTAGGAATCTTACGTTCCTCTGTATTCGCAGTAATCAAATGCTGTACAGGAAGACGTTGCATCTTTGCGAGTTTAGTAAAGGCAGTGCCTACATTCTTAAAGGCATCACGATTATCAATCTCCCAAATGAATGGCATCTCATCTACACTCACAGAGTTACCACTTGAGTCAGTAGCATTGACCAGTTCAACTGTGCCAAGCACCACACGTACTCGCTTAATCTGCTTGATGAGTTCTTGTGTCTTCTCTGGTAGTGCTTTAAAGTCTTGAATGTAACCAGCAGGTTTACCACAGTTAAAGCCGCCATCATTATCTTTCAAGTCAATGTTCAGATTGTCAGCCATGACAGTCTTTACGTACCGATTAGGACTATCACCCATACCCCGAATGAAACGCTTGTACATAAAGCGTTGCAGGAATGGACGAATCTTCACAGAATCTGCATAGTATGTGGGGCCATCTGGTACTTCCAGTTTATATGTACCACCACTCACAACTTCCATGTTCACCTTCTTGCCGTTGACATCAGCCTCACCCATTACAGGTGAATGATTGATGCGCAGACGAGCGAGAGTGCTTGCTTGCTTACGCTGACTTGCACCCTCGTTGGCAATACCCATAGCTTTCGCCATTGCTGCATAGTTGTTAGTATCAATAGTTGTTAATTCCATATTTTATACTCCTTCTTTTGAGTTAGAAAATCATAGTTATATCACGACACATCTTTTGTGTCAAGCCAGTTTGGACCAATTTTTGCCTCAAGTTCTAGTGGTACATTAAACACTATACCCCAACGCATTGTAATCAAACTAGGCAGTACTTTATTTGTATCCTGAATTATTTCAACACATCTCCTTTCTTCATCAGGATGAACGTCAATTACAATTGAATCATGTACAGTGTTTACCACACAAGATTGCATACCGTCAAGTAATTTATCAATGTGTAATAATGCAAGAGGCACAATGTCTGCTGTAGCAAACGACTGTACAGGATAGTTTTTTATCTGTGTAAAGTGCGATACTCTACCTCGTGAGTTACGCTGCACATTAGGAAAGGCAAACTGCCTACCTGATGGCGTTGTAATCATGCCTGTGTTTATAGCTTCTTTAGCCAGTCGGGAATGCCAAGAGGCAACTCCTCCATACTTCTCTGTAAAGTGTTCGTAGTACGCTGCTTCTGCTTTCGTTCTTCCGAATCCTGTTGCTCCATAGAGGGGCGCGAATGTATGCGCTTTCGCATCCTGTCTATTCGTAGGCTGACCAGCATCGGTAATAACTTTAGCGGTATATGAGTGTACATCAAACCCAGTAGATACTTCTTCAATAGCAACTCCATCTTGTGATAAATAAGCAGCCGCACGAAACTCTAGCTGTGCAAAGTCTGCTTCCATAATCTTGCCACCTTCAAACCGGGATACAAACACTTTCTTTACAGGGAATGTACCGCCGCGTGGCATGTTCTGCATGTTAGGGTCAGCACCGCTGAACCTACCTGTTGCAGTACGATGTTGAAGCAAGCGCACATGCAGCTTGCCATCAGTCTTTGTGTGTAGGTCAATGCCTTCCACGAATGAAGATAAGTATGTATCAACGGCAGATAGTCTGCGCACCTTTGACAAAAAGTCAACAGCATCATGCATGTCTTTTGACTTGGCGACAGACTCAAGTACCTCAAGATTACCTTTACTTGTGGTAAAGCCATTAGCACTTGCCCACTTTGGTGATGGTGGACGAAACTTTAACCCCGCCACAGCCATAGTATCAGTAAGATTGTAACCATTCCCATCACAATTCTTACATCTGTTTGTGTTAGCAAAAGGTGTTCCATCTTTCTTTACCTTTCTTACTTGTCCACTACCATTACATTCATCACATTGTTTTGCTTCAGTCTTATACATACGCTTTGTACCACCAGCAATCAAGCTACGAAAGTCAGCGTCATCCATGTAGGGGTCAATGGCATTGCCCCAATATGTTTTATCCATGACCTTACGGCTATAAATAACCCAAGACAATTGCTCTGGACTATTAAGATTGATAGGCGTATCACCCATCAACTCATGCACATGCTTTTGTAAGTCAATCTCTAGCTGTTTCTTCTCTGCCTCAAACTCTCTACGCACTTCATCCAGCTTGCTACGGTCTACGGTAAATCCTCGCTGATATATATGAGCAAGGCACACAGCAACCTGATTAGTCAAGGTTACAGTGTCTAACAGACTAGCATCTGCTGGTGTATTCAAACGATACCACAACTTGTCAGACAGTTGTTGTGTAGCATGAAGGTCAGCAGATAGATACTCACACAACTCGTTGTATGGTATGTCTCGTGTACTGTAGCCCTGCTTGAAGTACTCCTTGAGGGTGTCCTGCTTCTTCGTATCTAACTCATAGCGTTCTGCACAAGCCTCTAGCGATAGAGGTTCCTTCAGTCCACGCTGCAAGACATACTCAACAAGCATAGTATCAAACACTGCACCATCATACTTGAAGCCTGACTCCCATAGCCATAGCAAATCATGTGCCACGTTGTGACAGATGAGTACAGTAGCTTGGTCAAGATACCACTGCACACGCTCATGGTAGTCAGGTTGACTAGGAACATCAGCATGGTCAAAAGGGAAGTGCTGTTCATGTCCTTGGTCAGTCAGTACGCCTACCATAGTCAATGAGTTGTTAGGCTCAAAGGGGTCTAGGTGTAGCTTACCACCACGCTTGGTGACTGTGTTCTCTACATCAAGTGTTAGTTTCATATCATCTCCTATGCGTAATTGTTTGTTGAGTAATACTTGTACTCACTGTTTGTTTTGTTTGCCCTGTTGCGTATATTTGACATGTTCTCTGACATAGATACCCAACGAAGATTATCTACAGCGTAGTCTAGCTTATCTTCATTGATGTGGTCAACATTATATTTATCAACAGGTGTTGGGTTGTGTATGAAAGCCATTGCACATATCCTGTGCAGGTAAATTGGTTTAGTAAACCTTCCATTGTTTAAGGAAACAGCGGGATAAACAGCCCTACTAAATGTCGGTTGCAGTACTTTGCCTGTGCTAACATTCAAGATGAATGGGAAGTCAGAACGGCCTGAATACATAGGAAGTGAATGCGTACCACCTGTTCGATATACTCTGTACTTACCTTCTGGTATAGAGGCAAGGAAGGCAGAGGATGTAGTCAAATCCTGTCTTCGTCTGCCTTTATCTCCAAAGTAAATAGGCGCATCCTTAATGTCAAGGAACTCAATATCTGTGTCAATTGCTTCATCAAATAAATGTAATTGCATCATCCTTCATACCTCGCTGTCTGATAATTAAGTTCACAGTTTACCATACCATGCCAACCATTCAACTTGTTCTTTACGATATTAATATGACGCAGTGGGCTTTCTTCTTCCTGCCCTTCAACAGATGGTGACTTACCAATCAGTATCATGAGGTCAGCTTCAGCAGCCTTACCTGTGCGACTACCTTCCATCATGCTCTGATTCAACTGCGCCCGACCCTCTGCCTCTGCAGACAACTGTGACATATAAAACACGGCACAATCATATGTCTTGGCAATCTGTCTTGCGTAGATGGCACAAGCCTTGAGTGCCTCATCATTACGAGCAAAGGAACCAGATACACCAAACTTATCACCCATGTCAAGCACAAGCACATCAGGCTTGTATGACTTGCACACGGACTCTACCCATGCCATGTCACGCCCACCTGCCTCTTTAATCTTAATGTTCTGCATGACAGGTGCATACAGTGCCTGTGCCTTACTCATGTTATCCCTAACCTCACGTGCTGTCATGCCTGCAGCAGCAGTAAGATACCTTGCACCAACACGGTGAGTAGGTTCTTCGTTACACAGGATAATGCACTTCGCACCTTGATGCGCAAACCCATTCGGGCCAGCGATTAGAGAGGCGTGGAAGGATGTCTTGCCTGTGTTTGGTCTAGCACCTACCTCAATCAACTGACCGCCACTCACGCCCTCTACTTTGCGGCATACACTAGGGATGTTGAATGTCCAACGTGCTTCCAGTTCAGCTTTTGCCATGAGTGTTTCAATAGTGATGTCATCCCATTCGATATTTAAGTTGGGAATGAAGTCATCTCCATAGTTCTCTAGCAAATTGCGAAGTGTCTCAAGTGTATTGGCATCACCATTTACCATGTCAAAGCCAATGTTAGCTACGTCCTCACCAATCACCTGACGAAATAGCTTGGACAATACCTCTTGTGAGATGTCATGTCCCATTGTGCTTTCGTTCTTTATGGTAGAGAACAGAGAAGCATATGCCTGCTTCTGTGCGGTAGTCAGCGTAGGATTATCAGACATGAACAGTGCTTCTATTTCATCTGGTGACACAGTGCGATTGTATCTATCCATAGCTGCATCAATAGTCTTCTTAATCTTACGCACATCTTTACTGAATAGTCTGTCTGGACATTTAGCACCACGATGGTCATCGTAGAATGTCTTATCCATGAGACTGCGTATAAGTGATAATTCCATTACATAATCTCCTTGTTGGTTAAAGATGCCAGTGCATCCATGTCATCGGGGTGACGATACTTTATATCATCAGTCAGTCGTAGTACACGTACATCGGAAACATGTCCACGTAATTCTTTCGCAATCGCAAGTGTCTTTGGTAAAGCATCGGGGTCTAATGCGATTACTGCTGTTGAGAACTGTGAGAGATACCTCTTGTGTGAATCAAGCATTGATGTCCCCAACATGGCTACCCCTACAAGCCGAACATCACTGCCTACAACTGCAGCACTCACACAGTCCTCAACAACTACTGCGACATTACCATAGCCATAAGCATATGGCAAGCCACTTTTTCCATATCGTTTCCATTTAGGCAGTCGCTTGCCTAATGAACGTCCTGTAGCATCAACAGTCTTACCTTCATGCATAACAGGAAATACAATGCGGTCTTCCTTCACATCATATAACACACCTAGTTCATTCTCGTCAATATCCCATTCAGCACAAAACTTAATTACTGCTCGTTTGTTTCTGTGTGGCACAACATAACTAGGTAATTCAAATGTGTTGGTAGCAAACTCTTCTGCGCCAGCAAAGCCATTGCGAATATCATCTACAGATAGATGCACACGAGTACCACCACTGACGGTGCAGGAAGCCTTGTAACAATTCCACACAAGACTACCCATGTTATTGGTCACTGTGAATGTATTATATCCATTACACACAGGACAAGTCATACGCTTTGTGTGTCCATTAGGTATATCCATATCACTTACAATGTTATATATATTATTCATGTATATATCACTCTCCTTGTCGGCACTTGTATGTGCTTATATCATGCCGCTGACGCTCTGTCAATGCATAATTTGCACTTGCAAATGTATTTTTCATATAGGGTTTTACTGACTGTGGGTTACTGTGTCCTGTAACCGACATGATTTGTGCCATACCGACACCTGCTTCAATCATTTCCGTTGTACCTGTTCTTCGTAAGTCCATTAGGCGTAGGTCATCAGACAGCCCAGATTGCCGCATAAGCTGCCTTCCATATTTTGACAGCCTCTCCATGCTATACGGGTGGAACACCCCCTCTACGGGCTTTGGACGCGGCGCAACGTACTGTTGAAATCCAAAGTCTTCGTTTTGCTGTACTAACATCTGCATTAAGTCATCACTTATGGGTAATGTAACTTGCGCACGGCGTTTACTTTGCTCCAGATACAGCTTTCCTTCGGCCAAGTCAAAGTCATCCCACGTAAGCAGACGCATATCACCTAGCCTTTGACACCATTCGTATGCCATATGCACAATAAGCCCAACATTTCGTGAGTCAAAATCACTATAGGCAGTGTCAAGGAATTGACGCACATCATCCTTTGACCAGACAACTTTGCGCGGTTTCGGTGTCTTGCGTTTAACGCTAGCAAAGGGATTGACATATGCATACTCCATGTCTATGGCGTAACGATACACACGAGATGCACAAGTGCAGACATGATTAGCAAACTGCACACCACGCTTGACCCACTCTTCGTAAGCAACCTTCGCTTGCCTAGTGGTCAGTGTCTTGTATGGTTTGCTGCCCAATGTCTCTGTCAAGACAGACAGAAAGTATTTATAATCTCGTTTAGTTTCATCACGCAACATGTTGAAATCATTAGATTGATAGTAGGCATCAACCAATGCTGACAGTGGGCTGCTCTTGCCAAGCGTCACCACTTTGGATTGTTCTTCTCGCCACAAATCAATCTGCTCATTTAACTCTCGTGCCAGTGGTTTGACTGTGCGTAGGTCTGTGCCTAACTCGACACGCTCCACCACCCCAGCATCAATCAAACGCTGGGGCGGGTTGAAGCGATAGTGAGTGCGACCATCTGCCAGTGTTCTGGCTTGTGTGTATCGCGGTAATGTCATGCTGCAATCAACTCCTTGAACTGCTTGCTTTCAATCCACTGTGCCACCTTGTGTTCACGAGTGAACATAGACACAGCCTCTGTATCCTTGCCAGTGTTACGCAGGGCAAAGCCATTGCGGTCATCAGCATAGGTGGCAAAGTTAGTGAAGGCAGAATACAATGCCCACACATTCTCACCACGAACACCTGCCTCTTGATGATACAGGTTCAGCATCTTCTCTGCTGTACGTTCAGACTTGAGCAATGATTCCAGCATAGCCTTCACATCACCTACATACAGACGCTTGACAGCCCACTGTTGTAGTAACTCCGACTGTGCATAGAATGACTGCGAAGATTCACGCAGGTCACGAATGAACTTGTCCATCGTAAAGTTGCTAGTGTTCTTACGGCGCACCTTGTCATGCTCACCGCGAATCTGCCCATTGGTACAGAAGAAATCAATAGCACCGAAGAAAGTCTGATTAGAACATGACCCATCAATGCCATGCAATGCAATGATACGCTGTGCAATGGTGGTGCTATGCTTGTCTGTTTCAATACGAGCAGTGACGTT